ATATTTTTTCAGCAGTAGATGCATCTAGATTTTTACTTTCATTTACTGCTTTGTAAAGTTCCAATTCTTTTTTAAGAATTGAATTTTTTGAAAAAAAAGATTTGCAAACTTTTAATAAAAAGTCTTTTTTATTATTGTTTTTTTCTAATATTGAATTTGTTATTTCACGAACAATAATTTCGTAAAGGAAAGCAGTATTTCTTTTTTTATTATGTTTATTCTTCATTATTTTCTTTCCTTAATGTTTCCTTGCTGTGTAAAGAATTTAATAATTTTTTTATATCTTTATTATTATTAATAATCTTTTCTTCAATAACATCCATATCTTTATCTGACGTACCTTCATTAATTATTTCTTCACTATAACTATTTTCATATTGTTCATAAATACCATTACCAAGACCAAATAATTCTTGTGTTCCACTTCCTAATACATTTCTCATGGAACCACCACTTAATTCTTTGCCAAATTTAGATTGATAACTTCTTGTTCTTGCACCAGTTGGCCTTTTGTCACCGCCGCGATATTTTACTGGAAGATACATTTTACCACGTGATGCTGGAGTTGATGTTAATCTATCATCACGTTTACCTGGAGCTGCTAATAAAGTTTCGTCTCCTGCTCCACCAGCTGGTGTTGGTTCTGGTCCAGCTGGTGCTGCACCTCCACCTTCTGGTTCTGCTCCAAGCGCACCAAGATCTAATCCTGCTCCTGCATCACCACCTTCTGGCATACCGCCACCTGTTTCTATTCCACCACCAGCACCTCCTGCCAATCCTGCATCTTGATCTCCAGCAGCAGCTTCAGCTTCAGTACCAGCTTTTTCAACAGCAGCTTTAAATTTAAAGTCAAAGAACATTTCACGTTGATTACGTAGGAATTCTTCATCAGACATACCAAAGATTTTCTTGGCAACCCAACGTTTACTGAAGTATCCTTCTGTTGCAGCACTTGCAACTTCGAATTTCTTACTCCATGTTTCTAGTTCTTGTAATTCAGCAATCTTACTTGGATTATTTAATTTTAATTTAAACTTAATTAAGTCTTCATTTCTATATCCAAGAACGAAAAGATGGATAATACCAATCTTTTCTAATTCACTAATAACAGAGCGTTGAAGGCGTTGAATTGTTCTTGCAAACCGAATATCTTTTTGTGCAAGAGTTGTTTTATCTTCTTCACCGCCCTCACCACGTGCAAGATACGATTGTGGGATCTTGATAGCAGAGAATAGTTTATCTCGTAAATACTTAACGTCATCAATATCGCCTGTGTATTGACCACCAGCAAGACTTTCAATTTTTGTTGCTTGCGTTCCACGAACTGGAATAAAATAATCTTCTTCAATTGAAAGAGGATTATAACGTAAATCTACACGACCTGTTTTTTCATCAACAACTTGGTTGCGCTTTAAGCTTGTCATAGCTTTTTGCATAAATTGTTCAATATCATTTGGAGCAACATTACCAACGTCAATATAAAATACACGACGTTCGGCTGAACGAACAATACGATAAGCCATCATGGCATCTTCTAATAGAGTTAATTGGCGCCAAATACGGCGGGCAGCTTCTAATATACTTGTTCCATATGGAGCATATTTATCATTTCCAAGAATACGAAAATGACCAACTTGCCAATTTTCAAATGTCATTCCACCGCTATTCCATTGGAATTGAACATAGTTTGGATTTTTTTCATCTTCACCTTCAATACGTTCAACTTCATATGGTGGAAGACCAATAGCGTTTTTAACGCCTTCTTTATCATCGATATCGAGATATAAGAAGAAATCACCAAACTTACACATGGTTCGGCACCAACCGAAAAGATTAAATTCTATATTTAAAATCTCGTAGTAAAGGCCATTTAATACGTTCTTTATTTCTTCATTTGGGCAATCAATTGTAAGAACTTTTTCTAATGAATTGCTTGTAGTCATTTCATCAGCATAAATATCTAATGCTGAAGCAATTTCTGGTGTATATTCCATTTGTTCAAAGTCAACATATCTTTCAGCACGGTTTTGATTAGCCATGCTTTGTGAATGGACATAATCAAATGGATTATATGAGGATTTTTTGAATTGCTGACCTTGAGCAGATTGAAATTTATATTTATCTAATCTACGTCGTTTTTCACTTTTATAATTTTGTTGACGGCGATTAACAATTGGACCTGAGAATAGTTTTGTTAATCTTTTGAAAAGAGAATTTTGTGGATTATAAGGACTTCTATCTTGATTGATGTTGCCCTTTTTAGAAGGCATGATATTTCTGTAATCTCTTGGATTAATTTGTTTATTATCAGACATTTATTTATCCCTTATAAAGCCAGTCATACATTTTATAAAACTCTTTTAATTCTTTTATGTTTACTTTTTTATCATCTAAAGAATAATTTGCGTTATATCCTATTTGACCAGGTATTTTTGTTTGAACTCGGGTGTTCGCCATTGTTATAGCACCAAACATAGCTTTTGTATATTCACCATCTCTTTGAGAAGTCGTTAAAGCTGTATCTCTTACCCAACAAGCAATTGCCAAAGACATTATCAAATCGTCATTTCTACCTCTCATTGCTTCTGGTCTTCCATTGTTCCAAATAAAAGTTGACATTTCTTCTACTAATCGATTAGAATATATTTTAATTATTTTGTTTCGAATAAATTCTTCAAGTTTTGCTACAATAAGTGGTCTAGTTTTTAAAGTAGTAGAAAAACCAGGAACACTATTTGTCATAGATTCGGCTTGCAACTGCTCAACATATTCATGCGTTGCTTTAATTGAATAATATAAATTTGGATATTGACGTTCTATTAATTTTTCAAGAACATTATAGCCAATATTGTTGTTTTCTACAACTAATAATGCTCTATTATATTCTTTACCAGTTTGTAATAGCATATCTGCATAAATATCTGGAGCAACTTTACCTTGATATTCTGCAACTTGTTCCATAGTTTCTAATTTAATAACATGAAATGCTGAATGGTCTTTACCATCACCACGTGCAACATCTGCAACCATTAAGTAGTTAAATTCTTGTTTTGCTTCTTCCCAAATCCAATAATTACGATCAAAGCCTGTTCTATATTTTGGTTCTAATACGTTATTTCTCATTTCTTCAAGGTCTTGAGAACTTATCACACCTTCACCAGATGCATTGAAGCTACATTCATACTCTTGTGCAATATCTCGTCGGTTCATGTTACGAGTTGCAGCCTCAAACCATTCACGATCACGATCAGGATGCGCATCCCAATTTAATTTTATAGCATGAAAGTCGTTTGAACTATTTTCGGCATTTGTATATGTTTCATGGAACCAATTACCAACACCATTTGGTGTTGAAATGGCTATACAGCGACCACCTGTTGATAGTGTTGGGAAGATGCTCTTCCAAAGTTCTTCCATACCATCAACGAATGCAGCTTCGTCGATTACAAGTAAACTAAGAGCTTCAGAACGACCGGCACTTTCACTTGTTGATGATGCTTTGATCCAAGAACCGTTGTTCAATTCAAAACTATTTCTATTATCGATACCGATTTCAGCAATACGCAACCAATCAGGCACGTTCTTGATCATCTTTTTAACTTTTTTAACAAGATTGGCAGCAACATCAAGTTTTGTTGCTACAACAAGAACGCTCTTTTGACGCCTAAAAAGCAGCATCCAAGCAATATAACCTGCAACAGCGGTTGATAAACCGAGCTGACGGGCTTTAAGAACTATATTAAAACGGTAATCTTCAAAGTTTTTTATGGTTTCTTGTTGATAACCATATAGAGCAAAGGGTATCATACCCTTCTCTGGATGAGTAATTTTACAAAAGTTGGTTATAAAGTAAATGGGATCTCTCCCACACTTTTTTATCTCTTCTTTAACCTGTTCTTTTGTAAGTCCATAACTCATATATCATCTTAATTTAATTTCTAACTTATCTTTAGGTTTTGGTTTTATAACATCTTTAGGTTTTGGTTTTATAACACCATCGTCTTTTTTGATAATTTGATCTTCACTCGATAATTCAATTTCGTCTAAATTGCCAACTTGTTTATCGGCTTCTTCTTCTTTTTTAAAAACTTTAGAAGCTTCTTTTTTAGAGATATTTCCATCACCATCTGTGTCGGCTGGTTCATCTGAAGATATATCATTCAAATTTTCTTCATCTAGTTCAATAAAGTTTTCTTCCATGTATTTTTCATGAAGTTCAACTTCTTCACGAATAATTTGTAATAAACGTGATTTAGTTATTTTCATTTCTTTAGTCCACCTAAAGCTAGCCACTTTTGTAACTGTTCGCTACGTTCAACATCTTTTTTGTCTTCTAATTTTGGCATATCAACACCACCAATTTTATAATGACATTGAGCCGTTACTTGTGTACGAATTTTTGATAATTCTTCAACAAGCATTTTCATATCACCGTGCTTTTCAACACTTAATTCTTTACCGGTAACTTTCTTAAATTCTTTTTTAAGATATTTAAGAGCTTCTGCTATGTGATCTTCAACTTCGTCATTGAATCCTGGCTTGTGCATTTCTTCAAGTTTAATTTCACTTTGATAGGAAACAATCAAACAAGGAAAAGAATTTTGTTTATCTGAATAATGCGTTACTCTTGCACGAAAACCATCAAGGAGACGGCAATCACAGCTGGTAAATGCAGGAACCTTTTCACGGCGCAAACCCGCTTTAATTGGTTCACCCTTTTCATCACGGGCACCATCATAAGTTTGTGCCATTACTTGGGATATACCCTTTATTACTTCCATTAAATCAGCCATTTATACCGTCTCCTTGTAATTTATCAACCTTCTTTTGATTTTGCTTCTTTTACAGTATCTAGAGCTGCAACACGAAGTTCTTTTAGAAGTTTCGCAACAGCAGCTGCATCTTTACGAAGACGTGTAGCAGCTGAACGGTTTCCCTTATCAACTTTTACAGCATCAGCCTTGCAGCCTTCTAGTACTTTTAATACTTCTTCAAGTTTTGTAGTTACCATCTGACATCACCTTCTTTCTTTCTTGCCAAAGTTCTTCACGACCTTCAACGTATTTTATATAACATTCGTAACAACAATCAAATTTATTCATATAAACATCATCTTTTAAACTAAAAGAATAACGCTTACATTCATTCACAGGACAAACCCTGCTGGTTTTCGTAGTAATTAGTTTTTTCTTTAGTAAAAACCCGTTTTCTTCAATTGTTTCTTGGGTTTCTGATTTTTGTTTTATAATTTCAGCACACTCTTTTACTTGATTGATGTAGTTTTTTTCTTTTTCTTCGTTCCAATTTGCTTTTGGATTATGAATAGCATTATCACCGTATTTTTCTTTTACGGCTTTTTCTACTGCTGCTATTTTATCCCAGTCAGTCATTGATTTACCTGATTAATTACCAAAACTATACTTATGGAAACAGCGGCGGCTGTGGCGGCTCCAGCAACAATTCCACCAGCAAACCAATATAGATTGTCACCACTATCAGAAATTCTGTCGTATAGCTTTTCGTCCTGAACATCTCTTAATTTACTTATCTCAGTAAACTTAGATTTCTCATAAGAAAGTTCATTTTTTAATAAACCTTTATCAAATTCGCATTTTGCTTTTGATTGCTCTACTGCTGATTCTTGGTTTATTTTGCAAATTTGCTCTGCCGCTTGTTTTTCTGCGATTACTTTTGCCGCCTGTTCTTTTGTAAGGAATATGCCCGATTCTGGTGCGGGCTGTCCTTTTTCTAAAGAGACTTGGGCTAATGAAGTAGAGCAGAACAATAAAGATGTTATAAAACATAGTATTTTCATAATTTATTTTAGAAGATATTCTCTTGCATACCCTTCTTGAACTAATTTTTTATTTAGATTTATTCCATCTAGCCAAATTGTAGCAAGCCATCTACCATATTTTTCTGCTTTATCTTTTTGTGTTTCTAATACTACTTCTTTGCCTAGAATTAACGATGTAACATAGTCACGCGATTTTACACCAGCTTCTTTATCATTACCATGTAATTCTGGAGTGTTAATACCATAAAGTCTTAATTTTTGATCTTTCATCCATATTCCAAATCCAAGATCAATATCAACTGTACATGTATCGCCATCATGTACATCTGTTACAATTGCTTTATAAAAATAATCTTTCTTATCTATCATTTATAGTTTAAACTCCTCTTTCATTTTCTTTGCTAAATCTTCTGCCGATTTATCTTTTAGTTCTTCAACAACTTTAACTTTCTTTGCCTCAACACTAGCTAAATCGGCATCTCTTTTTTCTTGTATTTTTTTAGCTCTCTCTTCATATGTTTGAGTAACTTTTTGATCCTCTTTTGCTTTTTTATTAGACAAAGTATCAATAGTTTTAACTTGTTTTTTATAATTTTGA